TCCCGAATGTATATCCAGATCCACCAGATGTAACAGTAGCAGTAACAAGTTTACCACCGTCAACCACTAGCGATACACGTCCACCAACACCATCTCCTTTAATAGGGACGTTTTCGTAGGTGCCGTTGTTATAACCAGTACCTGAAGATCCGATAATAACTGTATCAATCTCTCCACCAACAGCATCAGAGATAACAGCAGTATCTTCCAACACTGGCATGTATTCGTTAGAGAAGAATTTTAGGACTTGCCCCACAGGGATAGTATAAAGATACTTCCAACGATAGCCATCGGCAGTCGTAATAATAGATGTGGAGGTGCCAGTAGGCTCAACAGTAGAAGGTTTACCGTTAGGATCAGAAGGACTTGTGCCGTTGAATATGCACTTATATACTTGGTAACTAGAGTTGACAACGTAGAAGTCAGCGTCATACAACTTCGTCGCACCAGACGCAGCAGTCTTAGTGGCTGAATAATCATGTCTATACATGTCGTAAACGTAACCCAATCCACCAGTGGTTTGCTCGGGTGGGATCCAGTTGATACGACGGACAACTTGAATAGTATCGTTTGCCAATACCCTCTTAAGGGAGATCATGTCAGAGAAGTTGTCAGCAAATTCTTGCAGCGAATCTGTTGGATCAGGTGGGTCATTCTCATTGTCCCAGCTTTGAGGTCTGCCAATGAATACATACAGTCTATCTCTGGCAGATCCTGCAAGTAAGTCGGACTGAGCCGAATCAGGACCTTCCAGAGATTTAATGAATCTCTTGGCAGTAAAAATTCTAAACTGGTCGGTTAATAGTGCCATTTAGCTATAGGTCTCCCACACTTTATTTATGGAGTTTTTAATCGTCCTCATTTCGGACTCTGGTTGTATACTCAGTAAAGATGTGTGTGCTTGTTGCACCTGATCCTTGACCTTGTATGGTTTCGCCCGCACTAAACTTATTATTTGTGTTTGATGGGGTTATAGATTCAACATTGATAATAAATTCACCATCTCTCTCGCCTGCTGTTATACCTTTAAAGGTTGCAGTAACACCAGTCGATTGACCAGTTACAGTTTCGTTAAGAGAATATGCTGTTGTGTTTCTATTTCTTACAGTGATTGCACCGAAGGATTGATGGGTGTCTCCGTCACCCAAAACGCCTGCAGTAACAACAGTTGCAAGTTGCGGTGGACTATTTCCGTCGTATAGTTTGTCCGCAGCTTGGAATAAGGTGATATTCTGTCCACCTAATTCTTCCTCAATACCATATTTAGATGATGCGATACCACCGTCTAGGTTGATATCATTTTCAAATTCTGTGCCAGTATTTACGAGGTCAATAATACCGTCACCTACTCCGTCTAATTCATCATCATCCTCAAACGCTTTGTTTAAGATTGCTGATAACGGATCTGTAAAAGTAACAATGTCGTTACCTGCACTATCAATAATAACGTGTGGCGATACACCTGTGCCACTAGATTGTGCACTACCTGCAACGAATTGAATCGATGCAGTCTTATCAGATGAATTACCACCATCAATAAATGCTAGCTCGTCAACCTCAAAGGTTAGAAATAGAGCATGTGCAACAGGATCCCAGTCGTAAACAATGGCAACCCTACTAGTAGCACTAGCAACAAAACGTTTTACTTGGTCGGTAACCTCAAACGAATACTGCGAAACTCCATTAGCATCGTCTTGCAAGTTGTCAAGAATAACTTTTTGATCAAATCTAAAGTTGATACCCCTGTCGAGTCCAGTAAAGGAGGTTGATGTTTTACCAGTGTATCTGACGATTTCCTTCCCAACCAAGAATTTACCTGAGCCAGGATACGCTGCTGTAGTCTCAACATTAATGGTGTTATCACTAGGTGCCACATCTGAAATGAGACCAGTAAGATTATAAACAACACTATTAAGACTTTGCCTATTTCGTTGTTTACGAATGAGGTTGGTATCTCTAGCAAATACAACTTTAGGACTATTAGTATATCCATTACCTTTATTAGTAAGATCTATACTGGTAATAGCACCAAGGTCAATGGTTGCATTTGCTGCAGCACCCTTTCCTCCACCACCAATGATCTGCACAATAGGTGCAGTCTCAAAGAATTCACCCTGATTTGTTAGGGTAATAGATGTAACTTTACCAAATTGGTTGGGTGTAACAGTACCTGTTGCACCATCACCACCGCCACCACCAGAAATAACAACGTTAGCATCATTAAGGTCATAGTTTCTACCTTCTCTGGTAATAACCAGACCTGTTACACCACCAGTGACAGGGACTAATTCTGATCCAGATCCACCGCCACCTTCAATGACAGCACTAGTGCCATCAAAATAATTATCACCCAGAGTTGTCATCTGGATATAATCAATTCCACCAGTCTCATTTAGAAAAACTTTGCCTCGTGCACCAAGACTACCTGGATCTGTTGATTCGATCTTTAAACGTAGAGGGTCATATCCTTCGCCAGGATCTAAGATCTCAACAGCAAGTATTCTACTATCTTGGATTATAGGTCTTAATACTGCTTCCCTCAAAGGGGTGCCACAGTTTTGGACAGTTAACTTTGGTGGATCGTTTGCATCATAACCGTCCCCGCCATCGACAACAGCAATCGCCCTGACTCCAAACACACTGTTGAATTCAGGCTGAATAATTGCACCAGAGCCAGGAACTGTTCTTGCCATTAAACCACTACGAGATTACCTACCATTCCACCATGAATGGTGCACTGATAAACATAAGTTGTGCCTGCACTAAGAGTCTGAGGCACTGTCCAGAATTGGATACCTGATTGCGATCCACTTACACCGTCAGTAACAGCAGATCCACCGTCGCTCTGTCTTAGAGCAAATGGGTGACCTCCACCAGTAGTGTTGTTGAATCTATAGGTAAATCCACGATAGACATATATTGTTGGATTATTTGTATTAGATGGGACACCACCACCATCGAATCTATAACCGTTAGAAAGATCACTAGTGATTCTAAAACTAATGGTTGGTGATTCAGTTGCAATGAATTGACTACCGTCATATACAAGGTTGTCATTCTCATTTGCAGATGGGAATGATGCAGTGTTTGTAATTGTAAGAGTTGATCCACTAACTGCTGTCGTAATACCTGTGCCACCCGCAATAGTTACACCTGCAGTAGAAGATGCAGCAGTTACAGTGCCACTATCTCCTGAGATTGATTGGATTACGTTTTGGACAATGTTGGGAGAGTCATTAGTGATAGTAATAGCACCTGCATTGAGGTTAGTGCTAATACCTGATCCACCTAAGAAGTTAAGAGTGTCAGTAGTTACTGTTGCAGATGTGCTACCATTGTCAGCACCAAACGTTTCAAATAGATTTTGATCAGGATCACCAAGTGCTCCTGTCATAGTAATTGTAAGAGTATCTCCTACCAATGCAGTGGAGATGTTTGTGCCACCTACAATATTAAATGTGTCATTTGCAGCAGACGCTGTTGTTGAGCCAGTGTCACCTGTAAATGTTTCAAATAGGTTTTGTGTAGTGCCACCGCCACCACCTGTTGCTGACTCATCATTAGCAGGCTCCCATTTTGAAGATGTGGAATTCCACTTTAATACTTGACCGTCAGAAGGTCCTCCATTAACAGTTGTGTCTACATCAGTTAAGATAGAAATACCATCATTGGCGTCTAGCAGTGAGATCCAGTTTCCACCATGTGCAAAGTAACCTTTACCCTCAGCATGTACGTGAGCAAACATACCATGATGATCTGCAGCAGTAGGAAGATCTCCGAGTGCTGAATATGATCCTTCATACTTTAGATATCCATCTGCACCGTCAATGTAAACCTTTGCTGCACCTTGACTACCTGCCTTAAATTGTAGATCACCAGTGCCATTAGGCTCAATAACAATATTCTCGTTATTCTCAGAAATAATTTTATATGCTTTTACATTAAGATCAGCACTCAATGAATCTAGATGTGCTTCAGTAAATGCCGTGCCAGTCCATCGCAACACTTGATCGTTTACAGGTGCTCCGATATTAACTTGTAAGTTGGTATCATTTCCTAGGTTGGTATACAACTCATCAATGACGCTATTCAATTTGATAGCACCATCTCTCAGGGTATCACCTGTGCCGTCATTCGCTGATGATCCAACGTTTAGATTTTGCTTAGCCATGGCAGGTAGTTTTCTACAGTGTTATTTAGGTCGCATCATATGTAACTGTCGTAGTGTCATACTTCACTGCGGTAGATGAGAAGTCAGTATCACCTTGTCCACCGCCTAATCCTGTTACTGTCAGTGTTGCAACAGAAGACATCAATGGTGAGTTACTTGCATTATTTGCAGGTGCAGGTCCTCGTAACTCAACCTTATATTTGTAGTTGGACATGTAACCCAATGCAGTAAATGACAAGGAATTACTTGTAGCTCCAGTAACTGCAGCATATGCAAATCCATCGTCAGTTGATCTATACCACTGATATGAGATAGGTCCAGGTATTGGTGACACCTGTGCTTGGACTGTGAATGTAACAGTTGTGTTGACTGCTGCAGTAGAGCTCTGAGGTTGAGCAGTAATCTGCAACGTAGGTGTAACGGGTGGTGCACCACCATCTCCCGTAGGAGGTGGAGGAGG